AAGTATTGGTGCCCATACGAAATCCTTGATGATGGCGATGATTTCAGTGTCGATTGAAGTCATGGAATGGCTTTTATGTGGTTGGGGCTGATTTCGTTAATTTTTCGGGCCAGCGTGTAATGCCTGACTGAGTAGGCAGATGTGCGCTCCAGCGTGTGGCTGATAGTCCACTCGCCTTTTTTCGGTGAAAAGAACAGGTGAGCCAGCACCATGTCGAGCAACCAAATGATGATTGCGTACACAAGCAGATGCACTTGCCAATAGCTGCGGTTCGGGTTGTCTGCGTACCGAATGGCGGGGGCCACCAAGGGCAGGCACTTAAGCAGGAAGCCGATCACAATTGATCTCGCAACGCTTTAATTTGCAAGTCGAACGCTTTAACCGCTTGATAGCCAAAGTTCGCAGCGAGGATTTCTGGAGTTGCGTTAGCTTCCATAAACATCAGCATGAACTCGCGGGTTGCGCGTGGCATGAGTTGTGATTGCTCAAGGGATGCAATCTGATCTTTTATTGCATTTGAAGTTCTTGCCGCTTCCCAAGCTGCGATTTCCTCTGGGGTAGCTGCGCGGTCACCTTGGGCGCAGTCGCCAAAGTAGAGATTGTTTTGTGAATTGATGTACATGATTACCACCCCCTTTGCGCGTAAAACTTAACTTTGTAGTTGGCAGGGGTCACGCCAGCAGATGAGGATGAGTTCTTCGTAAAAGCCTGCGGGGAACCAGTTCCACACTGCGTATAGATTCCAAGTTTGTCCACCTGAACAGCGCAACTAATTGCACCTGTAGCGTTGAATACTCCGGTAATATCAAATTCATCACCGATGGAGAAACCGTTTGCAGCAGTTGAGCAATAAAGAGTAACCCGAGCAAAACCCGGCATCAGTCCAAGATTGTGGTTCTTTGAAAACGCCGCTGAAGCTGCAAACGCTGTAGATATATCGCTAGTGAACCTCCCTTGCAACGCATACCAAGTGATTGCAGTTGTTACGCTACCGGCTACCGTTACCTCACCAACAAACACACGGTAAGTCTGTACGGCAGTAGCGCCGTTTCCAACCTTGCCAACCATCTCCTGAATGTTGAAGGTGAACTGTCCAGATGTGGTTACATCAGCACCGCCCCAGCGATATGTGGGGGCAAGAGTTGTGGAGCCTGTTGTGCAAGTGCCGTTTGCAGCAATGTCTAGGTAAAGGTACATCGTGCCGTTGGTGGAGAGTCCTGTCCATGAAGGGTTAACAATCGCGCCCTCGTAGTCAAGCTGTCCGGTAGCGTCGAAACCGTTAGCAGCGGTTGGGCGAAGTGTCCCTGTTGCCGTGACTGTGGTTGAGCCTGTGGAGCCGCCGAAAGCTGAGAAGCCGTTTGTGTCTACGGGGCCAGAGAGAACTGTTTGCCGTACAGGAACAGGTGCTACTGCACGGGCTTGTATAGAACCGTTAGCGAACTGAACGCCATCGTTTGTGAGAATGAGATCAGCAGCCATTTATGCAACCCTCGTGATAGTGAATTGGCAGATGTTTGGGTTTGTGCCAGTGCCATCCCCTTGCGTGTGCGCTCTAACCACAGCGCCTGCTGCGAGGTACACCGTTACACCAACAAAAACCGCAGAATTTAGAGATGTCGCAGCCACCGCTGCCAATATGTCTGCTGTTGTTACGCTCAGTAGGTTGGTTGTCAGTTGTGTGCTGTTTAGCGTCAACCCAAGCCAAGTGCTTGCGCCAAATTGATCGTTGTAGCTAATTGCATAAACGCCATTTGTGTTGATCGTGAAGGTCGCGCCTAGAGTCGCAGAATCAGCATAGGTAATGTCAGTACCTTGATTCGTCACCGTGTTGGTGAAGCGGCGAATCTTGGTGTTGGTGCTGCCGTAGCCGTTAGCAGTATTCACCCGCACCATGCTCTGCACAGCAGTGTTCGCTGGTACTTTCAAAAACGTAGGCGTCCCATCCGCAGCAAATGACAGAGCATTAACTTGCGCTCCTGCTGTCGCTCCGGTTTTCAGTGTCAAAGTTCCATCGTCACCAGAGGCTATGTTTACGCCTGTGGTGGTGGTTGAGGCTGATAGTGTTGTTGTTGTCATTTATGCAACCCTCACCATGATTACTGAGCCATTGCGATACATACCGCCAACAGCAATGCCACCCACAGCAGCGGCTGCGTCATTGGCGTAGTTGCCAAGTGAATTAAGCCCAACTAAGTCAGCTGGCTGCACAGTCGCATCAGGAAGTCCCCCTGCGACTAAACCCGTGATTGATCCGTCACCGGAAAGTGTCATGCTCATAGAACCACCATTCTTTGTCCCGAGGGAATAGTTAGAGAAACACCGCTGTTGATAGTGAGAGGCCCAACAGTGGATGCGTTATAGCTTGCTGGTAGGGTGTAGCTGGTTGTCATCACAGTTTTGTTAGCCTGGAAAATAGTGTCACTACCACCGCCAGTAGCACCGCCGCCAATAGACCCCCAAGCTGATCCGTTGTAGCCTTCAAAACTGGACAGGTCTGTGTTGTATCGTACACCCACACCCAAGACAGTGGAGCGTTGTGCAGTGGTACCGGAGGGTATATTCACCGTACCCGTGGTACCGGTCTTGTATGCCACGTTGACCACGCCTGCGAGGTTACCGCTGTCATCTATGGTCGCAGCACTGTTCTGGACTAGATAACCCGATACACCATCGAACCGAGCGAGTGCGTTGTCGGTTGTGGCGGTTACCGGACCCTTAACGCTAGTAGCATCCGCCACCTGGATGGCAGCAAACTCAGCATTGATCTCCGAACCTTTGACAATCTTGTTTGGATTGCCCGTAACCAGGTTGTCCTTTGCAGCAAAGTCCGTGGCTTTAACGTAGTTTGTCACTTGTAGGCCCCATCTTTCGTGAATACATCAACCCTCTGGATTGACAGTTGATACCCATTAACTTCACACTCCAGTCCAGCCTGTATGACTTTACCAGCACCACCAGCATTGGTCGATAGGGTGTCAATAATCAGACTGTTGGTGTACTCAGAAATACCGTACTCTGCGACATTATATTCCGCTGGAGTGATCGCGTCACCAACAGTTTCCTGTTGTGAGCGAGACTGACTAACATAGTCAAACCCCCACTTGTAGGTGATGGTCTGGTTGATGGCACCGAACAATGTAGTGCTGATCTTCTTCAGGATACTGGTGCGAATTGGGTCACCAAAGTCCATCCATGATGTGTAGTAGCTCAGTCGGTAGACATTTCCGTTGTCCAGATAGCCATCGTACTTGGCGATGTAACCCGCCTGACCAAAGTACAAATCCCGCCCAATAGAGTAGCAATAGCACTTTGGTGTGACCCCGCTCCAGGTGGTGACACGGTAAGCGCCGTCCGGTAGTGGCATACGGGTGTCAAAACAGTAGGTGATCTGCGAGTTGACGAACGTAAGCAAATAGAAAGAATCGGTGGGTGAGTACACCGACTTGATGGTGGTCCCGCTGCCCTCATTGGTGATGTAGCCCTGAATGTCATCGTTGACGGTGCGACTCACCACAGTCAGGGGTGCAGACTTTTCCTGAATAGTCCGACGAATGGAGCGAACCCCACCGGCTGACAGGAACACCACATCATCAGGTGTGTTCTGCACAGTATCACGACCCACGCAGCCCGAGTTGCTGATGGCATCATTCAACTTCATACTGGATGGATTATCAGCACCCGTGTAGATCAGTATCTGCTTGGCACCGAAAATGATCAGGGTGTTGTTGTGGGCAGCTAGTGCAACAATCTCATCGCCGCCCTGGGGCCACACGCCGTACAGGTTCAGTGAACCGGCAGTACCACCTGACCACTTCTGGTGAGTGAGTGTGTCAGTCCACTGTAAGGTGTTTTTATCAGATGGTGTCCTACCAGCCCAGATTCGACCATAGGCCGATATGCACACATTGCCTTGTGGTGCTGTGCCAGAGTAAGTCGGATGTTCGCTCAGTCTGCGGTAGGTGGTTGTGGACAATGCGGTGTCGTAGATCAGCGGGTCGTAACCCTCCTGAAAGAACAGAATGCCGTTGTTGAGCCCACAGGTTTGCCAGTTGTTCGCACTGATAGTGGGTGCTGCACCGCCGCCACCGTATGTCAGTTCAGTGAGCGTAGTGCCCACCAGTTTGAAGAACTTGTTGCCCCCAGCAGCTAGGATGGTACGAGTGCCGTCATTCTCTATCAGTTCCCCGATAGTCTCGACATTGTTGCTGCCCAAGGTGGCACTGACAGTGTGGGCGGTGACCCATCCCTTGCGTGAGCCCACACGACCGAACTTGTCAATGACGCAGTTGTTCGCCTCAAGAGCGAACTTACTGTCCATGTCTACGGGTGCGTCCTGACTATTCAGGCCCATGAAGCCTGGCGCAGTGACCGAGAATGTGTGGGTGGGCTGTGCCATTAAACAGCTACCCAGTCAGCGTAGTCCTCAGAGCGGGACTGTTCGATAGCGATACGGTCAGCCAGAATACCCCTGTAGAGGTTATACGCCTCACTGGAGGACAGTGCGCCATCTTCTCCACGCTCCGCCAGGGCACGGGCATAGGCACCCATCACCACTGCATCGGTGGGCACCATGATCACATCACCGGCTGCGACCAGCTTCACCTGTGGCACGTTCAGATTAAACGCGATGGTGTAGACCCCATCGGGCGTATTGAACAACTCCACCTTGCTGTCAGTACCATCAGTACCGTTCCAGGCGTAGTAGACCGG